TGACTGGATTACACCTGCAGCAGTTAAACTGAATATTAAAGAACTGCCGGATGTTCCCGGCTACCATGTGATGATTCGCCCTGTATCACTTCGGGAAAAAACTAAGGGTGGTATTTATCTACCTGACAAGGTAGTTGACGATATTTCATATCTTACTACTATTGGTCAAGTTATTAAGTTAGGTGACTTGGCTTATGAGGATTCAGAAAAGTTTCCTAAAGGTAAGTGGTGTGAAGTAGGCGATTACGTATGTTACGGTAAACATACGGGACAGAAGTTTGTTTATAAGGGTATTAAACTTCTTCTACTATTTGATGATCAGATTATCATGCGAGTAGAAGATCCTAAATATCTTGATACAACTTATAATTTGTCAAAGTAATTTGTATAAATTAGCTAAGTATAGTATATTATATGTACTTCTAGCGTAATCGTTGTTGGTCGCAGACAGCGGTAGAAAGGAGCCAAATGGCACAAGAAGAAAAAGATGAATGGTCAACTATTGATATTGACGGTTCAAATGAACAGGAAAAAGTAGAATTTGAAATTGAAGGTCAGGAAGAAGAACAGGAAGAAGTAGCACAGCAGGAAGAATCTGTTGAAAAAGCTCCTGCTCCAGTTAGTGCTTCAACTGAAGAAAATGAAGAGCCAGTACAACCTAAAGAACTTGAAGGGATTGAAACTAATGGTGCTCAAAAACGTATTCGACAACTTATCAAACAGCGTAAAGAGCGTGACGAACAAATTGGTCAGCTACGTCAAGAAATTGAGCAACTTCGTACTTCAGTTAATTCAAAAGATGAAGAACTTCGTAACACGTTGTCTTCAAGCTTTGAAAGTACTCAAGGGCAGTTAGATTCCCGTTTAGCCCAAGCTAAAGTTGTTTATAAGCAAGCTGCAGAACAGGGTGACACCGATGCAATGCTTGCAGCACAGGAAGAAATTAGTACGGTAAATGCTGAAAAGATAGCATTACGAGAACATAAAAAATCTTTTGACAATTATGTAGATAATAATCAAAAGTTAAAGGAACAGGAAAATCAGCAGCGTCAGCAAGTTACACAGCAAGCTGTACCTCAGTATGATCCTAAAGCAATTGAATGGGCTTCTAAGAATCCTTGGTTTGGTTCAGATCAGCCCATGACTATGGCGGCACTTCAAGTTGATGCTGCCCTGAAGGAAGAAGGCTTTGATCCTTCAGATGAAGAATATTATGAGGAAGTAGATTCACGCCTTCAGAAACTATTTCCAAGTAAGTTAGGTCAGGCTACTTCTGTAAAGGAAGAACCTGCCCCTCGTTTGCAGGATGCTCCGTCAAATTCTGCTCAAGTGGTAGCAGGTGCGTCACGCACACCTAAGACTTCATCTTCTAACAAGAAAGTCAAATTGACCCAAGAGGACATTAGACTAGCTGAGAAGTGGGGTATTTCACTTGAACAATATGCTGCTGAAAAGCTCAAGGTTGAGCAATCAGACGGCGATTATACAACGGTATCTTGAAAATAGATAACCATAGCGTGGATATAAGGAAGGAATAAATATGACAATTGACACACGTACTAATGCACGTAACGCAAACACTAGGGCAAATTCTGTTTCTAAGAAACGTACCTTTGAGGAACCAAATTGGTTAGACATTCCTGCAACAGTTAAGGAACGGTTTAACAATGAAGGCATGGCTCTTCGGTGGATTCGAGTTTCTCTTAAGAATCAGGATGATTATCAGAATGTAGGCAAACGACAGGCCGAAGGTTGGGAGTTTGTTGATCAGTCTGAAGTACCCGAAATGTTAGCATCTTCTACCGTGCGAGAAGAAGGACGATATTCAGGAGCAGTCTGTCGTGGAGACTTGGCACTGGCAAAAATGCCATCTGACCTAGCTGAATCTCGTCAAGAGTTTTATGAAAATCGTAGTAGAGATATGTTGGACGCAGTGAACTCACAGCTTATGAGAGAAAATGTTCCCGGCATGCCAGTCTCTAATGCAAGCAGAACACAGGTCAGTCGAGGTAAAAGTCCTAAGTTTCAGGACTAAGTTTTAACTTAGCTGTCTTGTGCTCTTAATGTCAATAATCGTATAAGCGAAAATAGAAAGGAAAGTGTAATATGTCCACTTCAAAAGCACTTGACGGTTTTCGCCCTTCTCGCGTTCGTGGCGGTTCTCCTAACAGTTCCGGCCAAAACGAATATCCAATTGCCAGCGGTTATGCTTCAAACATTTTCTCTGGTGATATCGTTGTGAACGCAGACGGGTATATTAACGTCCTAACAACCACAACCCAGAAGGCTATGGGTGTATTCGTAGGTTGCCGTTATGTAGTTGACGGTGAACCTAAGTTCTCCAAGTATTGGCCTTCAGGTACTTCTGCAACCGACGCCTATGCTCAAGTTGTAGATAGCCCATCAGCAACCTTTATTGTTCAGGCTGACGCCTCAGTAACTGCTGGTGATCTTAACTCACAGAACTTCAATGTCACACTAGGTTCAGGTTCAACTGTAACTGGTCGTTCAGGTTTTGGCATCAATGCTGGCACCCGTACAACTGGTAATGCAATGGTTCGTGCTATTGCTGTACTAGATGAACCCGGCAATGACATTGCAGTAGCTGCAGAACGTGCATATCCCAAGCTTGAAGTTCGTATTGTCAAGCATGTTGATGCGTACATTTCTGCTGACGCATCTGTCAACTAAGTATAGGGAAGGAGTAAAATACAATGGCTATTAATCGTGCAAGTATTGCCAAAGAACTACTTCCCGGTCTAAATGCTGTATTTGGCATCGAATACAAGGACGTAGACAACGAACACGCCCCTCTGTATGCAACCGAACAGTCAGATCGTGCATTTGAAGAAGAAGTTCTTTTCACCGGCTTCGGCACTGCCCCTGTTAAGTCAGAAGGTGCTGCAGTTCAGTATGATTCCGCACAGGAAGGCTATGTCTCTCGTTACACCAACGAAACCGTAGCTCTTGCTTTCGCAGTCACTGAAGAAGCTATGGAAGACAACCTTTATGACACCTTTGCTAAAGTCCGTGCTCGTGGCCTAGCCCGTGCAATGGCTAACACCAAGCAAGTTAAGGCTGCTGACGTTTTCAATAACGGCTTCAGTTCTGCTTACACTGGTGGTGACGGTGTTGCACTATTCTCTTCTGCCCACCCAACCGTAGGTGCAGGGAATCAGTCCAACACTCTAGGTGCAACTGACCTTAGTGAATCTTCACTAGAGTCTGCACTTATCACAATTAGCAAGGCTAAAGATGATCGTGGTATTCTAATCGGCCTACAGGCTGTTTCACTCCACGTTCCTTCAGATCTTATCTACACTGCTGATAAGATTCTTAACAGCACTCTTAGCACCACTACTGCTACCAACAGCACAACTGGTGTTACGAATGTAAATGACATCAACGCCCTTCGTAATCAGGGCGTTCTACCAAAGGGCTTCTTTGTGAACCGCCGTTTCACTGATACAAACGCTTGGTTCCTAAAGACTGACTGCCCCAATGGTACAAAGATGTTTGTCCGTTCACCACTCCAGACCAAGATGGAACCAGATTTCGACACTGGTAACCTTCGCTTCAAGGCCCGTGAGCGTTACAGCTTCGGTTGGTCAGACTGGCGTGGTTTCTACGGTGCTTCAGGTTCTTCCTAAGACCTGATTAACTGTAGATAATGCGTAAGGCTTTGGGGGAGTATTGTCTAGATAACTCTAGCATTACTCCCCCATTGTCTTTTTGTATAAAGCTAAATATGCTGGTATAATAGTACCAGATTAAAATTTAAAAGGAATATCATAATGTCCACAACTCTTCGTGAAGGTTTTGTAACAGGAAGTGGTGCAGTTATTGATGTTGCCTCCAGTGTCACTGTGTCAGATACCCGTGTTCGTGCTCTACACGCTTCAGGTGTAGGCACGTTTCTTATTACTGGCACCTCTACAGATGCCTATGGCACTATTAAAGGTAGCAATATTAAATTTACTCTAACTACCGCCAATGATGCTGGTGATCTTATTTTCCCAGATCTTGGTCTTTTAATGAATGGTGTAGTTAAAGTTTCTGCTCCAACCTCTACAGCTACAGTAGCAGTTTTCTATGGCTAATTATAACTACCTAGTCAATGATATTATCGCGGCATGCGAAAATGATGGATCAGAGTTTTTAAGCTATGTTCCAAATATGGTCAATCGTGCTGAAGAGCGTTTAGTAAAAGATCTAGATGACTATGGTTTGGTAACTTATACTTCAGTAGCAGTTTCTTCAGGTAATAATCAAGTAACTCTACCATCTGGTACACGAGTTATCAAAAACTTTAATATGGTAAGTGATGGCACAAAAATTAATATTCTTCTTCGTACTGATGAATTTATCAATGACTACTGGCCTGTCTCTGCGTCAACATCAGAACCAAAGTATTATGCTCGTAGAAATAACACTACGATTCTAGTTGCTCCCACTCCTGCTTCTACTTACAATGGTGAAATTGTTTACGTATCACGGCCTACAACTCTTAGCTCAGTTTCACAAACAAATTATTTTTCAGATTTCTGCTATGACCTTCTATTTAATGCTTCAATGATTGAGGCTATGGTATTTCAGAAAGATTATCAAACCGCTACACTATTTGAACAGCGTTATAATCAACTATTAGAACTTCAGCGTAACCAAGCTCGTCGTACTCGTCGTGATGACATGCAAACGCCCGCAAGCCCTGCAGGTGGGGATAATACGCTTGTTCCTAACTCAAATTAAAGGTTATAATTACTATGGCTGATAAATTTATTTCTCCAACACTATCCTCTAATGCTGCTATTAGAGAAGCTTTAGGTATTATTAATGATCCTCAAAGTAGTCAGGAAGATATTATTAACTCTAAAAAAGTTCTTTCTAATGCTGGTAAGGCCCGTGTTAAAAGTATGAAAAAATCTATGACACGTACTGGAGATTATTTAGCTCCTGAAGCTGGTTTAAAGAGTGGTGGTAAGGTTAAAAAGGGTTATCACAAAATGCCAGATGGTACAATTATGAAAGATTCTGCTCATAAAAAAATGGCTCATGGTGGTAAGGTTGGTTCTGAGTGTGGTCGTCCAACTGGTAAAGGCTATGGTGCTGCTCGTAAAAGAAAGGGAGCTTAATTATGGCAATGTTTGAAAAGATTGCCAAGTATGCTGCTAAAAAAGGTAAAAAAGCAGCAGAAGAAGAATTTGGCAAAGATGCTGTAAAATCTGCAACACAGAATATTAAACGCAGGGCAGAACAACGTGCTAAAAAATCTTCAAAAAAAGATAAAACAGATTCTAATGTTAAAGTGACACCTACTCGTATTATTGCTGCTCGTAAACCTGCCGAACCTAAAGTTAGTAAAGATATCCAACGTAAAGAATTAAAAGAAGTTTCTAAAAATATAGAAGTTAAAAAAATTCCTGAAGGTGTAAAGGGAGCTAGTAAAGGTAAACGGCGTATGTCAGCTAAACGAGCACGTGAAGCTGTAGGCGAACAAACTGGTGAAACACGAGCTGAGTTTAATGCACGTATGGATCGTGAAGCACGGCAAACTGGTGTAAAACCGGGTCTAGGTCCGGCAGGTCTTCCAGAAGATATCGGATATACTTCTGATCAAATTACTGATGCAATGCGTGGTAGAGTTGATTTAGAAAATACTGAACCAGATCTTACAGAAGTTGTTCGCGGACTTATGAATAAAAAACGTGGCGGTAAGGTAAGTTATAAAAAATCTGGTGGTAAAGTTTCTCCGCGTGGTTGTGGTAAAGCCTTACGTGGTTATGGTAAAGCTATGAAAGGATAAAAATAATCATGGCTAGTAAAAAAATAATGCAAGAAGTTATGAAGTACATTAAAAAATTTTCCGATGAGAGTAAAGCTTCTGGCGATAGGGGTATTGTAGCTGAAAGCACAAGCACAGGAATAAAAGAAAGAGCTAAAAGAAAGGTCGCCCTTGAAGCCCGTATTCGTAAAGGAAATGCTAGTGAAAAGGATAAAGCTAAATTTAAAGCAATGGTAGATAAGGATGCTGAAGATGCTTCACGTGCAGCAAGAGCAGGAGCAGCAACTAAAAGAGCTAATGCATTAAAAGAGGCTGGTAAGGATAAAAGAGATCCACGTGATACTTTTGTACAAACAGGAGAACTTGTAGGGGATTATACGCCTACTAAAAGTGAAATTAACCAAGCTAAGTCTAATCTTGAAGCACGGGGTATGACCCCTGCTGCTAGAGAAAAATTAGCTATAATTGAAAAAAACTATATTAAAAGAAAATCTGGTGGCCGTGTAGCTCCAAAAGGTTGTGGTAAAGCACTACGTGGCTATGGTAAGGCAATGAAAGGTAAGTAATGCCTCTAAAGAAAGGTAAGTCTGCAAAGACTGTCAGTTCAAATATTCGTAAGCTCAAGAAGGAAGGTCGTCCTCAGAAGCAAGCAGTAGCTATTGCCCTGAGTACGGCAGGTAAGTCTAAAGCTATGAAGAAGGGAGGTGGTCCTGTATCTCGCTCACGGGTTAACGAAGCCGGAAACTACACCAAGCCGGGACTTCGCAAGCGTCTATTTGAAAATATTAAGTCAGGTTCAAAAGGCGGTAATCCGGGTCAGTGGTCTGCTCGTAAAGCACAGCTACTTGCTAGTGAGTATAAAAAAGCTGGTGGAGGATATAAAAGCTAATGGCACTTCGTAAACCACAGAGGAGTTTAAAGGCTTGGACAAAACAAAAGTGGCGTACCAAATCCGGCAAACCATCCAAAGAAACAGGAGAACGATATTTACCATCCGCTGCAATCAAATCACTCAGTCCTGCCGAATATGCTAGAACTACCAAAGCAAAAAGACAGGGAACTCAACAGGGAAAACAATTTGTAAAGCAACCTAAGACCATTGCAAATAAAGTTAAGAGATACAGGAAAGTTAAGTAACATGGCACTAACTGACGCAGAAAAGAATAAACTTCGTAAACTAGGACTAAGTGGCCTTAATAAACCAAAGCGTACTCCTAGTCATCCAACTAAGAAAGGTGTTGTTGCAGTAAGAGCACCTTCAGGTGGTGTAAAGGTTATTCGCTTTGGTGATCAGAAGATGGGTCATAATTACTCACCAGAAGCTCGTAAATCATTTAAAGCTCGTCATGGTAAAAATATTGCCAAGGGTCCACAGAGTGCAGCCTACTGGGCTGATAAGTTATTCTGGGCTGGTCCTTCAGGTTCTAAGAAGTCTCCTCCTAAATCTCAGAAATATGTTCGTGGTATAAAGAGAAAATAATATGGCTATTAACAGATCAAGTATAGGACAACAGATTATGAAAGCACCCATGAAAAAAAAAGTTATGAAAAAAGCAAAAGGTGGGATTATGTCCTATCTTTCTCCAGCTTATGCTTTAGCTAAAGGTGGTCCTAAAAATCTTATAAATTCTTTTAGTCCTTTGGCTATTGCTATGGGCAGTGGCAAAAAAGAGAAAAAATCTGGTTCAGATACTAATCAAGATTTTAATACTTCAGATAAGGGAACACGGGGTCTTTCAGTTCGGAGTATTAAAAAGGGTGGTAAAGTTGGACCTAAAGGATGTGGTGCTGCCATGCGTGGTTATGGTAAAGCCATGAAAAAAGGAAAATAATTAAGAAAGGTAAGTAATGTCCACATCAGGCACCTATAACTTCTCAATGGATATTGATGAAGTTATTCAAGAAGCAATGGAAATGATTGGTGGTGAACAGACACTAGGACATGATCCTAAGTCTGCTCGTCGTTCAATTAATTTGCTATTACAAGATTGGCAGAATCGTGGAGTACTTCTTTGGACTGCCGATACAACTACAGTTTCAGTATCTACCAGTGTTACAGCTTATGAACTTACCTCTTCAACTTTAGATGTACTAGAAGCTGTAGTTAATCTTAGCACTACAGATATTCAACTTGATCGTATTAGCATGGAAGAGTATCTCAAGATTCCTCGTAAAAGCCAAACAGGCCGTCCTACACAGTATGCAATTCGTCGTGGTAGGACCAATCCTACAATGTATATCTGGCCTGTTCCAGATTCTACCAGCTACACAGTCAAGCTAGAAAAAGTTCGTTATATTCAGGATGTAAATAAATCTGCTGTTCAAATTGCAGATATTTCTCGTAGGTTTCTTCCCTGCCTTCCAGCAGGACTTGCGTACTTCATGTCACTTAAGCGTCCCGGTATTACAGAAAATCGTGTAGCTTTTCTCAAAGGGGAATATGAAGAACGTCTAGCAAGAGCTATGGATGAAGACAGGGAAAGGTCAAATATTCGTATTGTACCTCGTTTAAATCTGGTATAATAGTATGGCTAGTGAAAAAAGAGCAATTGGTGAATGTGATATTTGTGGTTTTGAATATCCACTCCATCAATTAAAAAAGAATAGCATGGGTTTTAGAGTATGTCTTAGTGACTGGGAGGGTGCTTACAATCTTCAAAACCATCCTCAAAATAAAATTCCTAGAGTACATGACGATGAAAATATTCGTAATGCTAGGCCAGATGAAGGAGATACTTACGTAACTGTTACAACAACAGATTGGCTACCGCCAGTTTATCCATAAGGTAATATATTATGGCATCAACTAAAAGAGCATATGCAATCTGTGATATTTGTGGGTTTAGGTACAAGTATACACAACTAAGAAAAAATAGTTACGGTATGCTTGTTTGTCCAGAAGACTGGGATGGTGCTTATGATATGAAGAACCATCCACAAAACAAACAACCAAATGTTCGTGATGACGAGTTTTTAACAGATCCTAGACCACCAACTAATTTTGGTAGGAATAAAAACTGGGAAGATGCTTACACGAATTGGGAAGATACAAATAGTGATTGGAATACAATATAATGTCTTCACTTACTGGTAAACAAATTGCAAATACCTATAAAGATCTATTACAAGTCAGTAATAGTAACTCAGGTATTGACACAACTTTACGATCAGTATCAGATGGTAAAGGTACTGCCTCTCCACTACAATTAAGTAATGCAGCCGTTAATATTGATGGTACTTTTCAATTAAGCGGTGTAACTCTTACAGCTTCAGCTTCAGTCCTTAATGCAGTAGCAGACCTCACAGGTGCTACAGGTATGGTCGCTGTTAGTGGCGGTCAGGTCTATGGTCGTACACTTACTGCAGGTACAGGTATTGCAATTACCAATGCAGATGGTACAGAAGGTAATCCTACATTTAGTCTAGATCCATCAGGTGTTGTATCTGGTAACTATGGACCATTTACTAACTTTGAAGTAAATCAGTATGGTCAGGTAGTTAGTGCAACAGCAGTATCTACAAGTGTATCTATCCCTACACTTCGTGCAGATGAAATTATTGGTGGAACTCTTACACTTAGTTCAAAAGCTAGTATTGGTGGGGATCTTAATGTCGATGGTGCAGGTACTATTGATGGTATTGTTTCACTAGCTGCCGATCTTTATGTAAGTGGTTCAACTTATATTGGTACAAATCTTTCAGTAACTGGTGACACTCGTACAGATTTTCTTTATGCTGTAAGTGCAAGTATTGAAGATGCACGTATTGGTACTCTTAACTTTACAGATGTATCGGTATCTTCATTTACTGCAAGTAATCTTACTGTAGTAAGTGTTGTATCTGTAGGAACAGCTATTGTACTTGCTGGTGACAATGTAGCAACGTCTGCTGGCCTTGCTACAGTATCTTCAGCTTTAGCTACCAGCATTGCAACTGCAAATACTCGTATTACTTCCGTTAGTGATTATGCTGTAGCTCTTTCTGCTACAATGGCTACAAGCATTAATAATAGTAATACAAACATTGCTGCCGTATCTGCCTTAACTTCAGTAAATGCAGCGGCAATTACAAGTATTAATACTGTTGTAGATAATTTAGATTTTGCTACATCTGCAGAATTAGCCGCTGTATCTTCAGCTTTAGCTACAAGTATTGCAACTGCAAACACTAGAATTACTTCAGTCAGTGATTACGCTGTAGCACTGTCTGCAACTTTTGCAACAAGTATTAATAATAGTAATACAAATATTGCGGCAGTATCAGCTTTAACTTCTGTAAATGCTGCAGCCATTACATCTATTAATACTGTTGTAGATAATTTAGATTTTGCTACATCTGCTGAATTAGCTGCTGTTTCATCTGCACTAGCTACAAGTATTGCTTCAGCTAATAGTCGTATTACTTCAGTTAGTGATTATGCAGTAGCTTTATCTGCAACTTTTGCTACAA